CAGACCCTACTTGTCCTAATCCTACGTTATTAGCTTCATTTACTGAATATGTATTAATTGCCATCTTGTTTCTCCTTGCTTATGACTTACCGAGCGTGACTTGTCTCATGGTCATATTGGTTAAAATAAAAACCCATCGCTGGGTACAATAGTGTAATTAGAATCAGAACCAATTTTACCTTGGTTATTAGTTCCTTTTGCTTTAGATACTAAATCTTCGTACTTAGCTCTCCATAATTGAGCAAAACTAAGTATCTCTGGGTCTTCGTCTGCTGAAGCCCTTATTTCAAATAATTTTGCAAGCGTGTAATACGCTAATGCAACATGATATATTTTATCAAAACTAGGACTGTCGCCATTGTTTATTTTATCTGCATCAGAATCTGAACTAGCTTTAAAATCCCAATCATTTCTTGCTACATACAATCTTACTGTTTTAGCAGAAGTAGGGCTTGTAAATGTTGATAGGTTTGTAATGTTAGACGTAGTAGTTCTAACTATACCTATTTTATTTCTTTCAATAAACCAATTGTGTCTTTGAGCTTCTGTTCTTGCCATTATGTTATATCCACTTCATCTGGAGGTGTTACTAACCTACCAATAGAATAATTATCAAAATCTACCTTATTAACTTCTATAATATGCCTTTGGTCAGTTACGCTATCATCTCCATCTAAATCATTTAAATTATAATATCGTTGACCAACTGCAGTATTAAACTCTTCAATACCTTCTAATATTTTTGTCCTACTAGTAAAATCTTGAGACGCTTCTGTTAAATGCAGAGCTATATCAGCATCTGATTCATTAGGAAATACTTTTTTAATGTATGTGTTTAGCTCTGTATGCGTCATATTTTAATAGGCTTTCTTAGAGCGTCCATAACTGGGTCTTTTTTTTTACTCGGTTTGACCGCTTTCTTTTTTACTGTTTTCTTTTTTGCCATAATTTCCTCGCAAGAGGAGGGGCATAAAGCCCCTCGCTCTTTAGTTTGTACTACTAAGTAAAATCAGTAATAAATGCTACATCACTATTTGCATTTAAGACAATCCACTGTGAACCATCAAAAACTATATGCATACGTGAACCAGCGTCTGAAGCATCTCCAAAACCTCTGGTTTTACTAGTATTTATTACAGTAACTACTCCTGTACTATTTAGTATTACACCACCAACAATAGGATAAGTTGCTACAATCACTACTTCTGAAGCAGCATTGCTTGTTGCTCCAAGTATTATATCGTACTCATTCCCTTTTTTAGCTGTTGCCTCTGGTAAAGTAATTGTAAAGTTCCCTGCGGCACTTGCATCAACAATTATTTTTTTACCAGAATCTGCGGGTTGTAATGTTACATCAGCACTTACAGATTTTATTCCTGCACTTGAACCACCTAAGTAAGGTCTAGCCATAATTAGCCTCCTTACGCTGTGATCTTAAACAGAGAATGACTCTCAATTAGCTGTATACCTAATCCCTCATCAGACATATATTGATCTTTAACACCATCAAAGGCATTATCAGTTTTAATATTAGCCTGATATTGAGCTGCTCTATACTGTGCATGAAACAGATTTTCATCAGATACAACTACCATGTACTTATTGTAATCTCCACGTAATGCTGGTGTTGGAATCAACTGTAGCATGCCGTGAGGTGTTTCAAGTACTCTGTAGTTAAATCCTAATGAATCACGCTTCATATCACCAAGATTAACTGTCCAGCCAGAATTACCAGCCAATCCTGAACTACCAGCCATTTTTGACCAATATCCAAGTGCACCTGCACCAACAAAGGCACGTTTTGCACCTGATTCAGGAATGTACTGGAATACTTTTTCCATATCATCAACAAAGTCATTATACTTATAACTTGCTTCAGATATTGTAAATACATTCTGTGCATCATGAGTTGAAGTATCTTCACCGTAATCTTCTAATGCTCCAACAATACCATAAGTTGTACGAATTAGATTTCCATCTGCATCTGTACGACCTACATCACCAAATGATTCGTCATTATTTGTATCATTGTTTCCAGCTGCATAAGATGCTTCTTGGAGTCCAGTACCACCAACTCTCTTACCAAATAAGAAAGCTTTTTCTTTCTGCATTTTATGTTCTTGAGCTTTTAAACGTCTAAGACGTGCTAATTCTGAAGATTCTCCACGAAGAACTGCTGCCTGTAATGTGCCAGTAACCTGCAATGAGGTTTTAAATATCTGACAAGCATTGTAGACAACTTGTAATTCATCAGACCAGTTTTCTGGAGATGAACTACCTTCACCGTGTGCGTTACCAACTACGTTTAATACGTCACTAGTAGTAAGCTCTATTGTTCCACCAAGACTCTTGATCATATAATCTGAGCCAGATTTACCAATAATAGCTTTACCTCTTTTTGTTGCTCCATCTGAAGAAACAACTTCAACCATAAAGCCTATGTGAGCATCAGATAATGCTGTTGCTCCACCTAGACCGATTGAAGATGCTATTGGAGTAGCTGGATCAGCTGAGCTATCCAATTTAATTCCAGTATCATTATCTGGTACGGTTTTATCTGCACTTCCGTTAGTACAAGTTCCTAAAGTAAAAGACTGCTTTACCCAAGGATTCCTGTGTTCAAACATTTTAAAAATGGGGTCTGGTACTTGACGCATTTCACGATTACTAACCATTGTAGTAAACGGAGCGACGTCTGTCCAAAGCTCTTTAGTGACTTGCGGGTCAACGTAAAAATCTCGTCTATCCGTATAAAGTACACTAGAAGCCCCACTGTTATATAGCTGCTTTTCTGTTGCTGCCATTTGTAACTCCCTATATTACTTCAATCAAATCTTACCTAGTAATGCATCACTAAAGAGTTGCTCTTCATTTCGAGGCTGTTCTGCTTTTCCTGTCTGCACTACTGCTGACTTAGGAACAGCTAAACGCTCTGCCTGATTTTGCATCTCCTGTGTTTTTTGTTGCACTACTGGGTTTGTATTTGATCTCAATTCAAACAATTTAGCTAAATTATCCAGACTCAGATTATCAGGAGCACTAGCCCACTCAATAAAATCGTTAGCCTTATTGGCTTCCCATCCATAAGTGTTTACAGCATGACTATGCGCTTGTTGCCTCATAGCTGTTTGCTGTTGTTGTGCCATTTGCTGCTGGTACTGTTGTTCCATCTGCATTGTGCGATTCCTGTCAACATTCTTGAGATAGTCTAAATACTCATCTCTGTACTGCTCTTTAGCCATACGATGTTTAAATGACTCACTATCTGGGTCATTAAAAGCATCGACTTCGTTGTAATTGACTGGTCTATCAGGTTGTGCGGGCTCCTTCAATGATGCCTCCTGAAATCCTTGCGGGTATCCATTTGGGTTACCATTGGAGAGTTTAGCTTCTAGACTATCAAGAACCTCTGGATTCTGCTTTAGCATATTTTCCACAGGAGATAAACTATTCCTGTAGTAATCCAGTTCTTCTCTAAGTCCAGACAGCTCACTCTTGGCTTTGTCTGCCTGTGACTGCCAGTACTCATACCGTTTAGAGTCGTCTGTTGATTCGACTCCATTTTCTGTAGTTTCTGTAATTGGTGCTGCTTCCTGTGTAAGTGTAGAAGGTGCATCTTGTGGGATGTCACCAGAAGGTATTTCATTGGCTATTTCACCTTGAAACATCTCTACATCTTGTGTAGGAGCACTACCAGCATCACGTACTTCTAAATTATCCATTATTATTTCCTTTGCGATTTGGTTAATTCCAGCAACCGCTTCCTCAATTTTTTATATTAAAAATCATCTCTAATAAACTTGGAGACTCTTGATAAAATCTTTGTGGTCTTGTATAAATAGAATCCTTATCTATAATATTTAAAGGTTCTGTATTGTCAACATTCCAATAAGGCGACATTTGCTTATTTTTATCAATGTCATCAGAAAAATGTTTTTGAGGTCTAGTATAAATAGAATCACTATCCATTATTACATTCCGAATTTCAGAACCATCCCAATTCTTAGGTTTTGAATAATTATAATAACCACTAAATAAATTGTTTAAATATTGTCTAAAAGAATCCATTCTTTACTCAAAATCTTTTTTTAATAGTTGATTTCCAATTGGTAAATCTTGTGTATAAGGATTTTCATCAATAGGAGTAAAAGTAACCCCTCCCAACATGCTAAAATCGTAACTATGTTTTTTACCACCTATATCATAAATAATATCTCTATTATCAGAACCCCATGCATCTTGAGCTGCATACATGTTTATAAAATTTGCATGTTTTTCTGGCTCGTCTTTTAATTTTACAATAATATTATTTTTATCAATTTCAACTTCAGGTATATAGGTAAATCTATTTTCATTATTTCTTGAACCTAATTCATGATTATAAGTAGTAATAATCTGTTCCTTTTTACCTTCTAATAAATCTTTATTATCCATTAATTTTCCTCCAGACTTAATATGCGTTCATTCATTTGACGTTGTGGACTATCGCCTACTTCTGCCATTTCATTTTTAGCACTCTTTAGCTCATCGCCTAATCTTGTCTGATATAGTTTAGCTGCCATTTCTACTTTTGCTTCAGCTTTGGCAAGTTTCTTTTCAAATTCTTTAACCTCTACACGCTTTCTATCATGTAGTGATTCTCTTTGTGCAGTTTGCAAGTCACCCTTAAGTTTCTTAATCTCTTCTTCTTGCTGTTGTACCTGTCCCTGTAGTTGCTGCATTTGTCCTGCTCTTTCAAGGACGCCTTCCATATCTGCAACATCAGTTTGCTTTAGTACTTCTATCTGGTCAATCAAGCCACTGCTATATAACTGCATATAGTATTCAAATCTTCCCCAACGATTACTTGGTAGAGTAGAGCCAGACAATACAATTACATCATACTTACCTATTGTAATGTCATTCATTTTGCCTACTATATTGCCAATGTCATCATAAAGAGGACTATTGACGACAACCTCTTTTGGTTTATTATTAGGCTGCATAATTCTCATAATCTTTTGGTCTGTGTATACATACTGAATAAGACCAACAACAACCTTACCTAACTGGTTTAAGGCTTCTTCAATATCATCACGTTTAGATTTAATACGTCTTTGACCATATTCATCCATTGCCACAGTACCCTTAAAGGTTTGTGGTGCAGCTCCCTGATCTCCTTGCATTAAAGCATATATACCTAATATTCGCTCTATGTCAGCTTTTGCGTCAGCTTCATTTTTATACAACTCGTTTGGGAGTGGTATTGGAGATGCTACAATAGGACTTCCTAATTCAGGGTCAAACTCTATGACGGCTGTACCTGCTCTGCCCCAGTCCTGCTCTACCTGATTCTTATTAACTGCACCACGAGGTATTAAAAGTTTTACGTTAGTACTGCTAGATGCATGAGCTACAATTAATGAGCGTATCTTATTAATGTACTCTTGCAACCCTTTTACTAATCTAACATCACTATTAGGATACGGATTTCTATTAAACCCGTTCATAATAGGTACAATTGGATACTCCTCTATTGGCAATACAGCTTCGTATAACATCTTGTCCCCAATAGCAACGCACTGCTTTATGTTTGTAATCTCTATTGGATTTACTAAAATCTTTTTATCTTCTATTAAGTGACCTTTTGTAGCAACGTCAATATGTGTAGTGGAATTAGGTATAGAACCTTGATGTTCTTCCCCAGCCATAGGCATAGGTTGCCCTGACACAGGGTCTTGCATCATGTGAAATGTGTCTCCAAATTGCTCGTGCATTTGCACATATCCAGTAACTGTTTGAGCATCAGTATGTATTGTTTGTTCATTTGCTGCCGTTACAATTACAATTGGTTCTTGTTTGTACTCTTCAAATTCTTGCTCGTTTAATACTTTTTCCTCATTACTAAACGGGTCATATATTTTCATATAAGGAATGCGTATCTTTGTGTATCGCTCAAACAACTCTAGTTCTCTATCCCCAGATATTGTTTCTCCTGATAAACGAGACTTTAATGTCACATCTTGATTTTCACGTCCGTACCGTGATTCTGTTGTTGTATTTATATAATTTGTTTCTGTGGCTTCTTTTATTAACTCTTCGTATTCAGAGTAATAATCAATTAATTGATTTTGAGTTAATATTTTCCCAACAATAATATGACCTGCATCTCGTGCAAAGGGGTCTTTACTGTTAGGGTCAAAATAAACTTCTAGAGGGTCTAGAGATTTTAAACAAACTTCACCACGACCAAAGTCTTTATCGGGATCAGTATACGCCATCATAACGCCCATGCCTTTAACATAGTAGTCATCAATCGCTTGTTTGAGTTCTACATTTCCAGTGGAATGATCCCATATGTAAGACATCAAATCAGAAAAAATACGACCAACTTCTGTATCGCTGGTCTCTCTACTTGTAGACTGAAATCGTGGTTTATTAGCAGTAAGCATTGCTTTTGCTTGCTCAACTGCAGAGTGAATTACATTTACAACTATTGGTTCTTGAGCACGACTACGTAAAGCTTTAGCTTGTTCTTCTGTCCATTGCTTTCCATTACGAAATTCGTTATCCTCTACAGCTTGTTTAGCCCAATTTTCTCTGGATGAGCCGTAATCTTTTAAGAGGTCGTGTGTTAGTTGTACTTCGGAGTGTTTTGGATGCGACAATATATGTATATTTATAAAATATTAGGTATTTGCTATGTTAAACCATTACTTTAAGTAAAAAGTTCCAAATTAAGCAATCTTCCAACTTATATCATCGTTATTATCGTTATACCTCCTTTCATTTTTTTCTTGACGCTCTACAATATGATTAGGTGCATAGCATTTTTTCATTGCGTAATACAACCCATCAAGTAAGTCGTCATGTTTACCTCTAGGGTACAATAGCAATTCATCCTTCATTGCTAACATTTCCTTTTTCATAAATACCTTGCCCTGTGCAAAATAGGGCTCCATAGTTTCTAGTCTTGAAGATTTACTAGAACGTGGTATTTCTTTTATTTCTAATCCTGAAATAAATAACTTTTCTTCTTCTGTTCGCTGTCTCAAATAGTCTCGTAACATTTCTTGATAGCCGACAGACTCAATACGTACTTTTACAGGTCGATATATCTTAAAATACTCTAAGATGCTCTCTGCTAATTTCATGGGAGTTGCTCGTTTGCGGTAGTATTCTAGAATATACCGATTGTTTTGATTGTCAACTGCTACTGGCATTATCACCGAGTAGTCAGCCGTCTTGCGTATTGAGGAGGCAGGATCAACTCCCATAAAGACATTGACAGGGATTGTTTCTTCCCCATCTACCAAATAGTGTTGTTTATCACTATCTAGCTCTAATTTATAATTATGATATTTAATATAGGATTCTTTGAAGAGCTGGTCTTCATCGCCTACAATTTGACACAGATATTCTCTGTAAAATACACTTACCCGTGCAATAGATTCTAATTCTTCTTTCTTTTGCTGTAATTTTTTGATGGGCTGCCATTCTTCCCACAATGCTACTTTTTTATCCA